ATGACCAAAGACGAAATGATGAATGAGCTAGGTCTTGCTGGCGAAAAAGTTATTATCAATCTATTGAGTGAAGAAGGATGTAAAGTTAAATCTTCCATCAACAAATATGATTCAGAAAAAGATTTATTGGCTGATGATAAAAAGGTAGAGGTTAAAACTCAAGTTCCTTTTATTATGCAAAACGCTTTTACATTTAAACCTAATCAGTTGCGTAAATGTCGTTCTGTTGATATTCTTTATTTTGTTTCTGTACCTGCTGGTCGTCACAACGACAAGTGGGCTGGTTGGATATTTAAAGCAGACCCAAAGGCTTTTAAAACTAGAACATATACGACTAAAGATGGTCGTGAGATGGTATTAGTTGACCGTGAACAAGACGCTTTAACTCCAGTCAAAAAGATGACCGATGAAGAAATGAAGGAACTCCAGAAATATTCCGTTTCGGGGTATTGATATGCCAGAATTATTTAAAGAGATTCTACCATCAATTCTCCAAACTAAGAAAAGTGTCTTCCGTGATGAAATAGATTATAAGGATTACAAGCCTTATATTGTCAACCGAGCCTTGTCCTATCATATGGACTGTGTGCTTTATGTCAATGAAATGAACATCTATCCTGGTACTGATGTGGACATGCAATACCAGTATTATCTAAATACAATAAGGCCAATGAAACGGAAATTCCAACCGTGGCAGAAATCAGAGGCTGATAAAGATATAGAATGTGTGAAGCAGTATTTTGGCTATTCCAATGAAAAGGCCAAGGAAGCTTTGCGTATCCTAAATGATGAACAAATCGCTGAAATAAAAGCAAAAACAACAAAAGGCGGAATGAACAAATCATGATTTCAATTATAGATTTAGTTGAAGTCACATTGAACGAGAAAGATGATTTTTTAAAAGTTAGAGAAACCTTAACTCGTATTGGTGTGGCCTCCAAAAAAGACAGAATTTTATACCAATCTTGCCATATTTTACATAAGCAAGGTAAGTATTACATCGTACATTTTAAAGAACTATTTGCATTAGACGGAAAACCCACAGACATTTCTGAGAACGACTTATCTCGTAGGAATGCCATTGCCAAACTGTTAAGTGATTGGGGTCTGGTAACTATTGTAGATAAAACTAAGGTTGAAAACCCACCTCCTATTTTCTTATCACAGATTAAGATACTTTCCCACAAGGAAAAGGATGATTGGGAATTGACACCCAAGTACAATATTGGTAAAAAACCAGGGGCCTATTGACTTTTTAGGCCAAAAGTGTTATAAATATGGATGTAGATGCCTCCGGGGTCTACATTTTTTGAACTCGCTTAATACAAGGAGAAACTAAGCATGAACACAACTTTAAACGCATTATTCCCACAATTGGAAACTATCCGCAGTTCTTTGGATCCATTCACAGTTGGTTACGATAAATTATTCGGTGACCTCGGTGACATGACTAAAGAAATGGCTAAGAAAGTAACCTATCCTCCATACAATATCAAACAAGTAAACAAAAACAAATACGTCATTGAATTGGCTGTTGCTGGTTTTGCAAAGTCCGATATTGAAGTTACATTGGATGGTAACAAATTAGTGGTTAAAGGTAGTGCACAAGAAGATGAACTTGAAGATGAAACATATTTCTTCAAAGGCATCGCTAATCGTAACTTTGAACGTACATTCACTTTGGCAGATAAGATTGAAATCAAAAATGCCGAAATGGTAAATGGTATGTTGAAGGTTTGGTTAGAATCTTTGGTACAAACTCAAGACACAATCAAGAAAATTACCATTAAGTAATTGGTAATAACGTAGGGGGTTGGTTGACAATCCCCTATTTTTCTGTTATCATGGTTATATTATGAAAAAAATAAATCCTATCCTGAAGAAGGTTCGTTCCAAAACGAATTCTGACATCTATTACACCTATTCAAATTGGGAAACCAAAGAGATTGAAGGTGTTACTTTTATTCCCGTAGTTAAAGATTTACCTAGTGAGAAGTTACAACATACATTTTGGATGAGAAAAGATAATGTGGAGTTTATTAAGTGAATAGAATAGAAACTTGGAATATTAATCAACGCAGACTGTTTGAACCTAGTAGTAAAGATGATATGAAGATTGTTAGGAAGTTTCTTCATTCACATTATTGGGGTCCTGATGGTTGTCCATTTTATTTAGAATGGCCATACTTGGATATTCCTTATATGTTAAAGGATAAAATTACCAATTATACCTTGAAAGGTTTAAAATGATGGATTGGCTAATGTACTCTGGTTGTAATATTATTTTGAAATTAAATCCATTTCATTGGAGAATTAATTTTGCTTACAATAAAACAAATGAAGTTTGGGAACAAGATGCTTTAATAATTGAGTTATTACCTATTACAATCCGTTTGTGGTTTGATAATGGTGAATGGTAATATTATAATTAATTTTTATGGAGATTTTATGAGTAACACATTACAAAACCTTGAGAGTGCATTGGCTGGCGAATCCATGGCTCACATCAAGTACCGTTATTTTGCCAAGATTGCTCGTGAAGAAGGATTTGAAGATGTTGCAAAACATTTTGAACACACGGCAGACCAAGAAATCAAACATGCATGGGGACACCTTGAATTACTAATTGGTAAACCATCTACGAAAGAATGTCTTGAGAAAGCAATTGAAGGTGAAACATATGAATTTACCACAATGTATCCACAATTTAGAAATCAAGCCTTTGGTGAAGGACTAGCTATTGCAAGTAAAGAATTTACGGATCAGATTGAAGAATCTAAAGAACACGCTGAACAATTCAAAAGAGTTCTGGCTTTAGCAGAAAAAAGATTTGCTGCTTTACAAAAAGTAGAAGAACTTCATGCCAAAGCTTATAAACAAGTATTGGAGAATCTATAATGGAAAATAAAGAACAACATATTTGTGTAGTATGTGGACATGTGCACGATGAAAAAACCGAAGGTAAATGGGAAACTTTATCGGAAGATTTTCAATGTCCTGAATGTGGTGTAGGTAAAGAAGATTATTACGTCCTGTGAAAACTAAATTTATCAAAGCGTATATGGATGTGGCTCAGAGATTCTCTGAGTTATCTTCTGCCAAACGATTAAAAGTTGGTGCCATAGTAGTAAAAGACGACCGAATTATCAGTATTGGTTACAATGGTATGCCAAGTGGTTGGGATAATACTTGTGAAGAAGTGGTAGAAGTTCATGAAGATGGTGGAGTAGTCACCAAAACCAGACCAGAAGTTATCCACGCAGAGGCCAATGCCATCGCTAAGTTAGCTAGAGGTAATGAGTCTGGAGATGGTTCCAGTATGTTCCTGACCCATGCTCCTTGTATTGACTGTGCCAAACAAGTTTATACCGCTGGAATAAAAAAAGTTTATTACCAAAATTCATACCGAGATACACAAGGCATTGATTTCCTTGAGAAATGTGGTGTAGTAGTAGAGAATATTTCACCTGGTGAAATCTAACTACTTGATAAATAGTGGGAAGTGTGATATAATATAATTCGGAATGGTCATTTATTGGGTCAATTAATTAAGGAGACCTAAAAATGCAGTTGAGTATAGTTGGTTGTCCCGATAAAAAACAATTCCGCCCCTATGTCGAGCGGGCTGCTCTTTTCTACGCTTCAGAATTAATGTCGGAAAAGATGGTTGATAATATCTATATAAGAATTAAATTCAATAAAAAAATAGATGCCTATGGTTATGCCTCAGTTGAGGACTATAATGATAGTGGTAAACCTAGAGAGTTTGAAATTGAACTTCATCCTGGTATAGGTGCTTACGATATACTAAAAACATTAGCACATGAAATGGTACATATTAAACAATATGTCTACGGAGAAACCAACGAAAAAATGACTCGTTGGAAAGGCCAAAGAGTTGATTCGGATAGTATTGATTATTGGATTCAACCATGGGAAATAGAAGCTCATGGATATGAAGCTGGACTTTTTACAAAATTTGCCATCAAAGAAAAACTCTGGAATGTGTTCAAAGGTGTTCAGAATCCAGATTCGGATATTATTCCAGAACCCCTAGGTTGGAAGTAACATAAATATCCCTGTAAATTAATTTTTAACAGAGATAGACATGAGATTAAAACCCTTTATAGAATTCGATAAGACCAAATACGAAAAGTACGCACAGTTTGATGGTAAAATTCTTATCATTGGTTATGGTTCAGTAGGTCAAGGAATTCTTCCCGTTATTCTCAGACATTTAGTTGTAGAACCAAAAAATATTACTGTTTTGGAACGTGATAATCATCGTTCTCGTTTTCTACAATATCATGCCGG